CATCGTAGCACAGAAAATAAAATTAAATCGGAGTTTGTAAAGTTATTTTTAAAAATAGTAAAGGCGATCAATTCTATACACCCAGAGTAACATTTTCAGAATACTTCGGGCCTAGAAAGATCGCCAAATACTATTTCTTTTTTGTTTTGATTTTTGTATGATCTAATAAATGAGAATCAAGCTTATCTTCAACATGATCAATTTTAACGTCAACATGATGAACATCTTTATGAAGATCAATAAGTTTTTCCATAACTTTGTTATGGTCGTCTTTATTTTCTCCTCTACCTTTTTGTACAAGAACAGCCAATAGACCACCTACAGCAGAAATTGCTGCAACAAGTACGGCTTCCATTGTATTACTTTGTTAGAAGAAAACCAGCAATGACCTCTGCATCAAGATCAAGAGCGCCGTGTTTTTCTTCATACTGCTTAATAAGATTAATTAAATCATTCTTTTTTACTTGCTCAACAGCACCATCATTGACAAAACCCGTTGGTGCTGGAGCAGAAGATGCTGGCTCGCCAGTGCTTCCTGCTCCAATATCAGAGCCACCAAGTGATTGAGTTGTTTCTGTAAGCATGTAAGTAACATCCTTAACCGCCTTGGATAAAAGATCGACCTGCTCTTCGTGATAGGCAGCCGCAGCCAAAGCTTCTTTTAATAAGAATTTATGTTTAGTAATCATCTTCTCGGCATTATCAACCGGAATAGAAATTGTCTTAGCCATATAACCTCCTAAGGTATTTATACATTGTAGCAGAAGAAGTTTTAATCATCCTCTGAAATATCATCTTCATCCACAACCCCATCTGGGATAATGGCAAACCTGCACTTTCCTTCTGGCTCTACGGCTTGAGAAATAATCTTGCAAAGCCCTTCGCCCTGATAAAGTACGCAATTAGAGCATTTTACACCAATATCGGCAACATCGTTTTCTTCTGGCGAGTCGTAACCAGCCCATACCCCAATTTCATCTTCATTAAATTTACCAAATTTTTCCGTAAGAGCAATTAACATATCGGCCAACAATGCCTCTTGCTCATCAAGATCATCGGCTACTTTGTTTACAACTCGATATCCACCCCCGCGCTTTTTATATTCTCTAACCAACCAAGCATTTGCATAAGCTGACGGATAGACATCAAATTTAGCTTTTGCTGCTGCTTTAACTCGAGCATATAGAGATGGATTAGTTGGAACATTTCTTTTTTCCATTTTTTCGGTTGAAACATTAATTGGTTTTTTATCTTTTCTTTGCTGTGTTGATTCAGCCCTGCGCTTTCTTTGAACTGCAGATCTCCTCTGAGACTCCGACATACGTGCTGCTCTTGATGCTGGAACACATTTGGGATATTTACCAGTACTTGCATCTCTCCTGCCGCACTGCTCATACCCTCCACCTTTCTTTGGCCTTGAAATATCAACCCATCTTTCCCTAAACCATGTATCAAGATTTTTCTTAATATCCTCGATGACTTTATTCTTCTTTTTCTTTTTCTTTCCATAGCCCTGTTGTGGATTTTTAATTCCGGAACCCATCGTGCCGGAGGAAACAACATTTTGTTTTGCAATATAGCCAGTTGCTCTCATAGCAATACCTTGAGCATTAGCCTTCTTTCTAGCCTCTTGCTTAGAAGATTCATCTCCGGATGTGTATGTATAGCACTTACCTTCTTTACCATAACGGAATCCAGATTTACCGTCTAGGGAGCATGATTCAACTGGCATAGATAAATACATTGTATCACTATTTATAGTAACTAACCAAATCTTGTTTATCCCACCTATACACGGGCATGCTTACATCATAAAATGCTGCATACGCATCGTCTGAAGAATAATAAATACGGGCATATGCCTTTCTTACATTCTCATCGTACTGAGGGCAGTTAGGATTGGGATCTAAATACAAGGCTTTATATTGATATTTATCTGTTGTTAAATGAATTGCTTGTACAACAATGAGAGGGGTTAGACAGAATGGACATACTTTTACAGGGTATGGAAAATCTTTAATTTTTCCACCAAGTATCTGACCCAAATCAATTAAGTCCTGATATTTATTCTTCATCATCTTCATCCTCATTAACCTCTCCGAGATCTTCAAAATCCTCTGGGTTAAATTGATACATGTCTTTACCATTTGCATCAAAAATTTTTGTTTTTAATATATAAGTAATTATCTCATCAATTTTATTTTTAGCAATTTCTATTCCATCCATTAAAGCATTTAATTCATCAATTGACATTGGATATTCTTGATCTGGAGACATAATAACCAAAGACGGAACATAGTTTTTTTCAAACGGAACTGCTTTAATTACAATCTGAAGAGAAGGTATATCTTCGTATTCTACATCTTCATCATAGCTGACTATACGCATTACTTTGCTCTAATTGTTGGGTTTTTAAAAAAAGCGTATAGCCAAAGAATAGTCATAGAAATGACTAAGGGCCCCCAGTTTCCTGGGTCATGATTAAATCCTAAAACCAGTGAGTATTTAACTAATGCTGATGTTATTAATAACCAAATTATTGCAACAAGTACTTTCATATCCAGCCTCCGGAAAAGATCATATCAGAAAAAATTGAAATCTGTCACGTGAAGTGAAAAAATCTGATATGCTTACGCATGCGTAGCATGCAAAGCATACTAAGTATATATATATATAATTAGTATACTATTCATACTAAGCATACTAGTGTACAGAGTAACAAAAAATATTTAAAGAAAGGTATGAAAATAACAAAAACAATGCTATGGTAGATAACATGCAGATTGTTGCCGTTGTTGAATCTGATGATTACGGGCCTGCTGTTGTACTTGACCCTGAACACATTAGCATTGTTCGGGTAGATGGATTTTTTCTGGCTGCTACCAGATGTGTTTTTACTAACCAACCGATTAGTTGTGAAATTTCCGCAGGCACGGCAAGTGCCTTGATGAGAAAAGGCGTTAAATGCATTAATGTTTCTTCTCTAATTGAAAACTCTCAATAAAAGGAAAGCAATGAAAAAAATTAGTTGGTTTAGTTTGAATCGTACCGATGCCTCTGGGGAGCATTGGTTTAGCCCCGGTTATATCAATGCTGCTACGGCTACAATTAAGGCTCTACAAGCAAAAAAGTGCGGAGTCTTTTATAATCGTGAAGATATTGATTACCATGTAAATTTCTGCCCAGCCCCCTATTATCAATTTAAATCAAAATATACTATTGGCTATACGCCTTGGGAGTCTACAAAGATTCCATCTCACTGGTTAGATAATATGCGTAAATGTGATGAGATTTGGACAACATCTAATTTTGTTAAATCTGTTTATCAAGCACATAATGTGAATCCAAATATTTATGTTATTCCGCATGGAATTTCTGAAGAATTTAAAATTGTTGAACGCGAACTAACATCAACATTTAACTTTTTACATATTGGTGGAGATTCAAAAAGAAAAAATGCTCAGATGGCAGTTGATGCATTTCTTGAATTATATGAAGGCAATAATGATTTTAGACTAATCTTGAAATATGAAAAATTCTGTATGGCAGAGGTGTATATCAATGGTCGTCTATTACCCGCTTCAATGCACCCACAAATTGTTGCCATTCCAGAAAATCTTGGTCTTGATGACTTAATAGAAATATATCATAAGGCTCATTGTTTAATATATCCTACAATGGGTGAAGGTTTTGGTATGATTCCTTTTGAAGCAATTGCAACTGGACTTCCCACAATTGTTACGAATGCAACAGGGTGTGCGGATTTTGCTCAGTATGGAATTCCATTAAGTGCGGAAATGACAAAAGCAACATGGAATGACAAATGTTTTTCTACAGATACCGGAGATTGGGCAAGTCCTGATTATGATGAACTTTTAGATCTGATGGAAAATGTTGTTTCCGAATATGACGAAATCAAGAAATTTTTTGTCAAGTCTGCAAAAATTCTTCATTTGGACTGGTCGTGGGCTGCGGTGGCTGATAAGATTCTGGAGCGATTAGATTTTTACGAAAAATCTTTTTCGTAGTCCTTAGTATTATTTTTTGACTCTTGATTTTTTAGAGATTATAATTGTATTTTCCTGCGGAGGCATTATGTCATTACTCACTAATGAGTTTATTAATTCTTATCATACTCAAACACCACCCTGGGGTTTTGGCGGTCTTGGAGAAATTGTCTATCTAAGAACATATAGCCGCAGAATAGAAAGCGAAGGCAGAGGGGAAACTTGGATTGAAACAGTTAAAAGAATTATTGATGGTGCAGTAGAAATTGGAGTACCATTTACACAGCAAGAAGCCGAACAGCTTTTTGATCATATGTTTAACTTAAGATGCACTGTTGCTGGCAGAGCATTATGGCAACTTGGAACACCACTTGTTTCTAAATTTTCTGGTACATCTTTAAATAATTGTTTTTTTACAAATATAGAAAAAATTGAAGATTTTAAATTAATATTTGATTATCTAATGCTGGGCGGTGGAGTTGGTTTTTCCGTAGAAAGATCAAAAATTCACGACTTGCCTAAGGTCAAAGAAGTTAGTTCAATTAAGGCAGAGCGCAGTAGCGATGCTGATTTTATTGTTCCAGATTCTCGTCAAGGCTGGAGAGAATTGTTGCATAAGGTGCTTGAATCATATTTTGTAACAGGTAAGGGGTTCACATACTCAACAATTCTTATTCGTGAGTTTGGGGCTCCATTAAAAACATTTGGTGGAACCGCATCAGGACCGGGAGCTTTAGTTGATGGAGTATATGATATTTGTAAGGTGCTAAATGAAAGAGTGGGGAAAAAATTACGTTCGGTAGATGTTCTTGATATTTGCAACATTATTGGTAGGATTGTTGTGTCTGGCTCATCTCGTCGGTCTGCACAAATTGCAATTGGAGACCCAGATGATGTTTTATTCCTGAGAGCAAAGAATTGGTCATCTGGTTCAATTCCGGCATGGAGGGCAAATAGTAACAACTCTATATATGCCGATTCTTTTGATGAGATCATGTCAGAACTATGGAAAGGGTATGATGGCTCAGGCGAACCATATGGGTTGGTCAATAGAAAACTTTCAAGAAGCGTTGGTAGGCTTGGAGAAAGTTCTCAAGACAATTCAATTGATGGTTTTAATCCGTGTGCAGAAATTGCGCTCGCAGATGGAGAATCATGTAATTTATCAACTATCTTTTTACCAAATATTAATTCGCTTGACCAGTTTAAAGAGATATCGATTCTTTTGTATAAGATACAAAAACAAATTACTCGTCTAACATATCCGTATGAAAAAACAAATAAAATTGTCCATAAAAATTCGCGCTTGGGGCAATCAATAACTGGAATACTACAATGCTCTCCAGAAAAAATTGAATGGTTATCTGATGTGTATGAAAATCTTAAATTTTTTGATAAGCAGTACAGCAAAGAAAAAGGTTGGCCCACATCGGTTCGACTAACTACCGTACAGCCATCTGGAACACTATCTTTGCTTCCCGGTGTAACCCCAGGGATACATCCTGCTTTTGCCAAATATTATATTCGAAGAGTTAGATTTGGTTCTGCTGATCCACTAGTTGATGCATGTAGAAAACGAGGCTACAAGGTTGTTTGGGATGTTGGACTAGATGGAAGAGAAGATCACACAAGATATGTTGTTGAATTCCCATGTAAGTCCCCAGATAACTCTATTCTGGTAAATCAAATGACAGCAATTCAACAACTTGAATGGGTTAAGAAAATGCAAACAGTCTGGGCAGATAATGCTGTCTCTGTGACTGTATATTATAAGAAAGAAGAACTGGCCGGTATTAGAGAATGGCTAGAAAAAAACTACAACAGTTGTGTAAAGTCAGTATCATTTTTGCTTCACACCGATCACAACTTCCCGCTTCCTCCATATGAAGAGATTACAGAAGACGAATACACAAAAACATTAAGTAAAATTGATTTTTCTGTAAAGCTTCAATCGGATGTTAGCAATGCAGAAATTACTCTTGATGAATGCGCAACGGGCTCGTGTCCAATAAAATAAACCAGTTCATATCATATTCGGTGTCCAGCTAATTAAAATTGTACCTGTATTTTTCACTTTTATTCTTTTTTTAATAAAAATAGTGTACAATGGATTTGATGAGCGATGATATTATCAAAGACAAAAAACTCTGGGTTCCGCCAAGGGTTTATGGAGTATGCATTTGGATTATGCCAGATG